GGGAGTGATGCCCCGCCATTAAAATAGATCTGAAAGCTGAAACGTAAAATACTGTGCCCATCCAGTAGTTTTATAAAGTAAGTGAGTAGCGGTAGGCCACAGTACTGTAATAAAGCTGTGGCAATTCTTTTTGGAGGTTCACATGCTCCGAATAATTAAGCAGGTCTTTTGCATACATGTTTGGGAATATGAATCAGACATGTTCAATCAGAAAGAATGCAGAAAATGTGGAAAGATTAAGTGTTTGTAGCCCTGCGATTGCGGGGTTTTCTTTTTTTGGAGAATAAGAAATGCGAATGAGTCGAGTATTGTTAGCAACCGCATTAGGAATGGCAGTGGCAAGACCAAATTTTGGAACCCTAAGCGCACTATCGGCTATGGGTGGCGAAGTTTCACCATTTGCATTTAAGTCAAAACCAAATAAAGGCAAGCCAAACAAATTAAGCCAAAAGAAGAAACGCCTTATTGCTCGTCGGCTCAATAAACATAAGTGAGATCGATATGGATCTAATCGAAGCAAAGAAGAATCTCGAAACGTATCGAATGAATCTAAGACGTCTCGAAAACTACGATCATCAATACAGCACACATAAGTTTAAAACCGAATGTGAGCGCGAGATCAAGACATTACGTGAACGGATCGGGAATTTAGAAGATGCGCTCAGCAAAGCGGCTAAACGCAATAAGAAAGTTGCCTTGCGTTAGGTGTGGCAAACCACCACCTAGCGAAGCGTGTCATGCGAATTGGTCTGAGTACGGTAAGTCATTAAGCAAAAAAGCGTCAGATGAATTCACGATTAGTCTATGTAGGGATTGTCATCGCTGGTTTGATGGGTACTTTCAGCTAACAAGAGAAGAATCAAAAGAGTGGTTCGCAAAGATGCTTGAAAAGACTGAACGGATGTTGAGCATTAATGATGATGAAGTTTTTTAGGGATAAACATCTCATGTATACCACCTTATCTAATTAGACATTCAGAATCTAAAGCAATCTAATCATGTTTATGCTGTAAACACATCTGCGTGTCATGTCGATAAAATGGGAAAATATAAACATGACTCAAGCCGTATTTACAATTAAAGATCACTCTGACATCACTAAAACAATGTCTTATTTGCATGCAAACTACACCAAAGCTAATTTTGAGAATAAGCCGCTTGTTGTTCGCATAGATCAGAAAGAGGAAACACTTTCACATGCACAGCGGCGATTGTATTGGCTTTGGATGACTGAGTACGGCAGACAGCGTGGACTAGATAAAGAGGAAGCATCTGCATTCTTTAAGTACAAGTACCTTTCGATTATTTATAACCGTGACAAGGTTGGTGAGTATCCAGAGACGTTTAAGGTAATGCGAGAGCTTAAAGCGTCTGGTAGTTCAGGTTATGAGCCATTAAGGCAGTTTGTATCAAATCGAATGAGCATCACAGAAGCCACAACAAAGCAGATGAAAGAGTTCTTAAATGATATAGAAATCTTTTGTCTAAAGGATGGTGTGAAGCTCACATGTCCAGATGACCTTAAATATGTGATGGAGCATTAGAATGCTAACGTTAAAAAACTCAGTGGCAAGTCTGGATAAAGACGAGGCTTCCGATATTATCCATAGTGCAAAAGACCTTACGGAATCAGAAAAGATAAAACTTGTGGATATGGGTTGGTATCGTGACTCAAAAGGAGGTATGTGGCCGCCGACTAAAGGGGATATAATCAGTTTCCCAATTAAAAGAAGTGACCTCATGCCAAAAGAAAATCCAATAAACCAAACCAACCTTGCTATTGCTGCCTTATCTGCAAGTTTTGCTAATGCAATGAATAAAATTGACCCTCAGTTCTCAACTTTGTTCTTAGAAGAAATTGAAAATAGATACCATGAACTTCGAGAAATGGAGTTGGTGCATATTGAGGCAATGGAAACATTGACTTGGACACGAGAATTTATTCAAAACAAGTAACAAGAGCCCTCTTCGGAGGGTTTTTTAATGGGTGCAAATTATGGCGGAGTTAAAACTAACTCCGAAGCAAGAGAACTTTTGCCAATTATTTATCGAATTGGGGAACGCTTCGGAGGCGTATCGACAAGCCTACGATGCGGATTCAATGAACGAAAACACGGTCAACCGTGAGGCTAAAAGATTACTTGAGAACCCCAAGATTACCACAAGGCTTGAGCTCATTAGAAAGGAACATCAAACCCGCCATAATTTGACTGTAGATGACTTACTTCAAGAATTAGAAGAAGCACGTAAAGCAGCTTTTGAAGGAGAGCGGGTTCAGGTGTCTGCGGCAGTTGCCGCAACAATGGGTAAAGCTAAGTTGCTAGGATTGGATAAGGTGAGTGAACTTCAAGTGAAGAAACAAGAGCTTGAAATAGCGAAACTCCAAAAAGAACTTAATCCAGAAGAAGATGAAGATGTAACCCCAGTACAGGTGACTATTCATGTTGTAGATGCGAGTAAAAAAGATGCCGAACATCAATCCAACACTGAATGTGCCTCAGGCTAACTTTCTCCAATTGCCAAATAAGTTTAGAGCTTTTGTTGCAGGGTTTGGTTCAGGTAAAACTTGGGTAGGTTGTTCAAGTCTTTGTGATAAATCTTGGTCATTTCCAAAGGTGCCGTTGGGTTACTTCGCTCCAACTTATCCGCAGATCCGGGATATTTTTTTTCCCACTATTGATGAAGTTGCTTTCGATTGGGGATTGAAGACAAAGATCTATGAATCTAACAAAGAAGTTGATCTTTACTATGGCCGCCAATATCGAAGCACAATTATTTGCCGATCAATGGAAAAGCCCAACACTATTGTAGGTTTTAAGATTGGTCATGCGCTGATTGATGAGCTTGATGTGATGACAAAGGTCAAGGCTCAACAAGCTTGGCGGAAGATCATTGCTCGTATGCGATATAAACAAGCTGGTTTGTTGAACGGTATTGATGTTGCAACAACGCCAGAGGGCTTTAAGTTCACTCATGAGCAATTTGTCAAAGAAGCAAACTTAAGCGATGCTAAGCGCGCACTTTACGGAATGATTCAAGCTTCAACTTACGACAATGAAGCCAATCTCCCTGATGACTACATTGCATCATTGTTTGAGTCTTATCCACCTCAATTGATTTCTGCTTACTTAAAAGGCCAGTTTGTTAACTTGACGAGCGGGGCAGTTTATCCAGACTTCGACCGAACCTTAAACCACACAGATGAAGAAATTAGACCTAATGAGGCTTTGCTCATTGGTATGGACTTTAACGTCTTAAAGATGGCTGCTGTGGTTTATGTCATTCGAGATGGCAAGCCAAGAGCTTTAGATGAGCTGGTAGGCGTTCGTGATACGCCAACTATGGCTGATCTTTTGATTGAAAAGTTCCCAAACCATGAGATGACAATTATCCCTGATGCGGCAGGCCAAGCTACTTCATCGAAAAAGAGTAGCGAATCTGATCATGCAATATTGAGACAGAAAGGTTTAAGGGTGGAAGTAAATTCAACAAACCCGAACATTAAAGACCGAATTAATGCAGTAAATGCTTTGATCTTAAATGGCAATGGTGAGCGAACACTCTTAGTCAACACAAATAAATGCCCAAGACTCACAGAAACTTTTGAGCAGCAAGTTTATGACGATTTTGGAATGCCAGATAAGAAATCAGGCTTGGACCATGTGGGAGATGCTGGCGGATATCCTCTTGCTAAACGCTTCCCAATTATTCGTCCTGCAAGATCACTAGATATAGGAATGGTTTACTAATGCCAGTTAATACTGAACATCAAGCTTATGCAGACATGAAAAAGCGTTGGGAAACTATCGACGATGTCTGTGATGGTTCTGCCACGGTTAAGAAGCGTGGCGAACTTTATTTACCAAAACCCAATGTATCGTCTGACTTAACGCAGAATGATCAATATTATTTGGCTTACTTAACCCGTGCTGTGTTCTACGAGATTGCTAAAGACACATTAAACAAGATGGTGGGCGTGGTATTTGCAGAGGATCCAACATTCGAACCAGATGGAATGGATTTTCTTAAATACGATACAGATGGTACGGGTAAGTCAATTTATCAAGTTGCACAATCTGCCTTGCAAGGTCAGCTTAAACATGCACGTGGTGGTTTATTTGTTGATTATCCAACTACTGACGGCAATGTGTCTGTGCAGCAGGCAGAGAGCTTAGGCATTCGGCCAACGATCGTATTTTATGAATCGTTGAGTATTATCAACTGGAGCCTCAAGCGAGTTGGTTCGGTCTATAAGCCTGAACTTATTGTCTTGCATGAGAAGACTACGGAAAAGGATCCAGAAGACGAGTTCTCTAAGAAAGAAATCAATATCTACCGTGTACTTCGCCTTGATGAAAACAATGAATACTATGTACAGATTTATACTGATCAATCAGGTGAGTTAAAAGGTGGGGATGCCTTCTATCCAACGAATTCATTAGGCCAAAGATGGAATGAAATTCCTTTTATTCCTTTGGGGTCTTTGGCTAATGATTGGAATATTGATCCTATCCCGTTAGAGCCAATCGTCACGATGAACCTAGCCCATTATCAGAACAGCGCAAGCTATGAAGAGATGGTATTTATCTGTGGACAAGCTCAACCAGTTATTAATGAACTTGATGAAGGTTGGCGCGACTGGTTACAGAAAAATGGAGTGCGTTTGGGTTCCAAGAATCCTTTAATGCTTCCGAAAGGCTCATCATTTGATTACAAGCAAGTAACTGAAAGCACCCTAGCGAAACAGGCTATGGACGCTAAAGAAAAGTACATGCAGGCAATGGGGGCAAAGATTCTTGAGACCGAGCAGGTCAACAAGACAGCTACCCAATCAAATAATGAAAAGCTGGCTCAGTATAGTGTTCTTTCTTTGTGTGTGGCGAATACCAATGAGGCGATGGAATATGCGCTTAAATGGTGTGCTGCTTACTACGGAAGTGGATCTAAAGCGAAACTTACAATTAAGCAAGATTTTGCTAAAGGTAAGATTGACCTTGATACGCTTAAGTTCTATTGGGAAATGGTGCTTGCTAATCGCATGAGTATGGAAACCTTCCATGAGTTGCTAACCACTGGGAAAGTTCCAGAAATTAGCTATGAAGATGAGCAAACACGTATAGAAAGCGAGTCAGTCAATAGACCTATGGTGGTTTAAATCGCAGGAGTGACAAATGAACATCCAGTTGTCACAACAGGCTCTGCTTGATGCTCTAGTATCACATCAGGCTTATCTTTATCGGCTGTCTTCAACTGAAATCAATAATCTCCTAACACAATTTGATTCGCTCTCTATCGAGATGCTTTCAAAGTTAAGAGATTTATTAGACGACTTGAGTGACGCTGAAAAGACTGCATTGATGGCAGCGCAATACACAACACCTGCTTTGAAAGAAGTTAGAACATTGGTTCAGACTTGGCAGGCAAGTGTTGCAGCAGGATTGCTTGAGAGCTTCACTGTAAGCGCAACAGCGTTGGCAGTATACGAAGCTACATATCAGTCTAAAACCCTCGCTAATCGCAAAATAGAACCAAATGGAAAGACGCTATTCAACAAGGCAAAGAAAACGCCTTTGAGTGGCGGTATTTTGCTTGATTACCTATTCGAGAAGATCGCAGACGATGCAAAAGTTCGGGTAGAGCAAACTATTCGAGACGGCTTATCTAAAGGTCAGACAAACCAGCAAATTGTTCAGCGGATTAAGGGCAAGAAAGCACTTAATTACCAAGACGGTTTGCTTGATCAGAGTAGAAACCAGATTTCTACAATGGTACGAACTGCTCGAAGTCATGTGTCAAATGTGGCCTTGAATGAAACATATCAGATCATTGGTGTTGAGTATGTAAAGTTCATCGCAACACTAGATAGCCGCACTTCTAAAATCTGCATGGGTTATTCAGACAAGGTTTATAAGAAAGATGAACCTCATCCTGTGCCACCACTTCACCCCAACTGTAGATCGATCCTAATTCCGGTTTCGGATGATTCAGGGAAAACAATCGGCATGCGCCCATTCAACAACAAAGTGAATGGAGAGGGGGAGATAGGTGTAGTTGATTCAAATACAACATTCAAAGGGTGGTTTGATAAACAAGATGCAGCTTTTCAAAAGTCTTGGCTTGGGCCGTCGCGATACAAACTATTCAAAGAGGGTAAGTACTCATTGGATAAGTTTGTGGATCCGCTAACAGGTCAACCATTCACGCTTGCAGAACTAAAAAAGCTTGATGAAGAAATGTTTAAGAGGTTGGGATTATGATCATTGATTTAACAGGCGAAGGCTCATTAGAGCTTTCAAGACTTTCAACGCGAAGTAAGTTCAGATTGCGCCGATGGCTTAGAAGAATTAACAAGCCTACCAAATAAATTAAACCATAGCACCTTCGGGTGCTTTTTTATTGCCCGCAGTTTGTGACTGCAAAACCGCTCAGGGAGCAAAACATGAAATACAAACTCGATAGCCTAGAGGGCTTATCTGATGAAATTAAAGCACTTTATGAAGAAAAAGATGGTGCATTTTATTTAAAAGTTGAAGGTTTGCCGCAGCAAGATAATTCAGAACTGGATGGGCTGAAGAAGAAAGTTGAAGAACTTCTTGGTGAAAAGAAATCTGCTCAACAAAAACAACGCGAAGCCGAAGAGAAAGCTCAACGCGAAGCCGAAGAAGCAGCCCGTAAAAAAGGTGACGTTGCTGCAATTGAAGCATCTTGGAAAGCCAAGCTTGAGCAGGCAGAAGCAAAACATGCGGAAGCAACCAAAGCATTGCAAGACCAAGTCTACAAATTAACTGTCGGGCAAACAGCACAAGCATTAGCAAGTGAGCTTTCAATCAAAGGCTCGGAGGCAGTTTTGCTTCCACATATTACAAATCGTCTTCAAGTTGAAACTGATGAAAACGGAGAGGTCAAAGTACGTGTACTAGATTCGCAGGGCAAACCTAGTGCTTTAAGTATTGATGACCTCAAAAAAGAGTTCCGCGGCAATGTGGCATTCAAGCCATTAATTGTTGCTTCAAATGCGTCAGGAAGTGGGGCTTCTGGCGGTGGTTCAGGTGGTGGAGCTGCCAAGAAACCAAGTGAAATGACCACGCAAGAGCGCTTGGAATTCCAAAAGAATGATCCTCAAGGGTTCCAAGCAGCAGTAGCGAATGGTGACTTTAATAATTAATTATTGGGAGTAACTCCATGCCTTCTTTAGTAGAAGTATTTAACCGTGACGTAGTTTTATCTTATCTACGTCCAAATCCTGTGGCAGTTTCGCCACTCGTGCAGTCAGGTGCATTCGTATCTGATGAATCTTTACGTCCTTTGCTTACAAGTGGTTCATCAACATTCGTCGTTCCATACATTAACGGTGTGGATGGTAATGTTGAACAGAACTATGGCAACACCATTTTGACTGATATCGCAATGCCTCGCACGATTGATGCAGGTGAAATGCAAGGCCGCGTTGCTTATATGAACGAAGGCTTTCTTGAGTCTGTTCTTGGGCAGTATTTATCGAAGGTCAATTCACTTGAGCTTATTGGTGGAATGCTGAATAAGTATTGGCAACAAGCTGCCGAAAACCGTGCTCTAGCAACAGTAATTGGCTTGCGTAATTATGACCAGGCGAACGGCAAGCGATTCACTACTGACATCTCTGCTTCAACAGCAACAGATGCTTCACGTTGGTCAGTAGATGCCTACATTGATGCGGAAAGCACAATGAATGCTTCATTACGTGGACGTGGTGTGATGTTCGTGCATTCACGTATTGCTGCGAAGATGCGTAAACAGCAATTACTTGAACAAGTGACCACAAGTGATAACTTGCCACCAATCACCGTTTACAACGGGCGCGCAGTCATTGAAACAGATACCAATACGCAAATTGGCACAGGCGCAAACGCTAAGTTCATCACGATTCTTGCAGGTCCACGCGCATTTGCATATGACTCTGTTCCCGGTCCAAAAGATTTGAAGGTTGAAGAAACACAATCAACTGGTAATGGTGCTGGTCATGAAATCCTTTGGACGCGTCGCAACATGTTGATCCATCCGCAAGGTTTTAGCTTCATTGCACCTAAAGACACTTTAACTGGTGGTACAGAGCGTGAGTCTTTAAGCGCTTCTTGGGCTGACTTGCAGAAAGCAAAAAACTGGGAACTTGTAACCAAACCAGAAGACACTTCAATCCGCTTCCTAATTACTAACCTTTAAGGAGAGCAGCCATGGCTGAGAAGCAACCAGACTACAAATACCAATACCCAACAGACCGCCGATATGCTGATGATGCAACTGACACGTTAGCAGCAGGCACCATGTTTGACCCTGCTAAAACAGCGGGTGACTATGGCATTAAGGATCCAGAAGTAGCGGTTCCTGTGCCAGAAGCCCCGTTGAATGGCGGTGCATAACTAAAGCAGGGCGGCTTTCGGGCCGTCCTTCTTAATTAGATTTTTAGGATTAAGCTATGAACTATGTAACAGTCGAAAGTGTGACTCAAAAGCTAGGGCCTGACTGGTGGGGAAATGGTGATCCGGTTATTGCTGTAATGCAGGCTAATGCGTGGCTTAATGCTAGAAATTTACCAGACTATCCAGAAGGTGAAGTGCCAGATGCGATTCTTACGGCTGGCGCTTACTTAGCAAAACTGGCAGCAGCAGGGCAACTCTACACAACTAAAGAAGGTGTAGTAGCATCCAAAACAGTCTCTGCACAGTCTGGCACGTCTGTAAGCAAGACGTATGTTGCAGGCAAAGAAGAGTCAGTCAGTGGCGATATGCAATTTATCCTTGATCTGCTTGAGCCATTCTTTAGCGAGAAGTATTACATCAACACATATGTCATTACGGAGTAGGTCATGGGAATGCGTGATGAGATCCAGCAAGAACTGGCAGCTGCTTTTGATGCTGAGGATGAGCTGGCAGACGCAGTAGCTACCTTCACTTGTACCCGCAAAAAACTAGTTAGTTCTAATCCCGCCACTGGTGAAGATACTTACACTGAATATGTATATGGCGGCAGAGGCGTCCTATTTGGCTCATATTTGAAAGATTTGGTCAAGCCTATAGATTACCGAGCAACAGACTCTAAAGCCGTGCTACTGCAAAATGAAGTGAAGGATTCAGCAGGAACTTTAGTTAAGCCAGATGTTAATGATATTTGGGTGATTGAAGGTGGCAATTATCGAGTTGTGAGTTATGGTCAGGATCCATCATCAAGTGTGTGGACCTGTCAGTTAAGGAGGGTGTGAAATGTTCCATAGTGTAGGTGATGGTAAAGGTAGACGTCGTATATATGTGAATGGCAATCTCATTAACCATGTTATATGGGCAAATGAGGAAAAAGGATTGATCTGCTATATGCCATATCCATTTAAAGTTAATAAGAAAAAAGATCGAGTTTATACGCGGCTTTTGCGTGGCAATGTGCGAGTGGAGATGATCAATGGGCTGGACAAGCAAACCGAGCGCCTTCATTAAGACTATTGAAGCAGACCTAACCAAAAAACAGAAAGATATTGTCATTGATGCATTGGGTGGAGTTGTATTAGCCAGTCCTGTAGATACAGGTGCTTTTAGAGCATCACATAGAGTCAGCATTAACCAGACTGACCAATCATTTAATGAAGCTGAGAAAGACAAAGGTGGCGGCTCAACCATTAGCAAGGGCACAAGCGCTTTATCTCGTCTAGTTCCTTACTCAACTGTCTACATCCAAACAAATGCGCCATACGCCACTGCTATTGAGTTTGGTCAATATCCAAATCCAGTCAAAAAAGGCTCCTACGACAAAAAGGCTAAAAGATACGTTATTAAAAGTATCAATGGGTTTTCACAACAAGCTCCTCAAGGCGTTTATTCCACAACCTTTAACTATATTGCTCAGAAATACGGTGGTTAAAATGGCAATGACTTTAGATCAAGCACGACAAGCCATTATCACCAAAGCAATGGCCTTTACTGGCATTGACCAGACCAGAATCAAATATCCCAATAAAGATTTTACTGTGCCGGTTGATGGACTGTGGTGTGACATTAATGTCTTGTGGGGTGGCTCAATCATTGCTGCAATTGGTGATACACCATGCACAAGACGAACCGGAATTATCTCGATTAACTGTATGGCTCGTTTAAATACTCACGAAGTAGCAATTACAAAACTTGCAGATGCTTGGTTAGCCCATTTTGAATACTTTAAGAGCGGTCAGTTAGAAGTCCTGCAAGGTCAAGCGCAGAACCTCGGGAGTAATGGGGACTTCATTCAGTACAACGTAACAATTGGTTATCGAGTAAATTGAAAATCTTTATATCTTGATCAGATTTTAAATCTAACCAAACAACGCCCTCAATTCGAGGGCTTTTTAATGCCCGAAAATTAAGGAGAACTTAGATGAGTTCTGGTGCAAAGATCCGTCTTTACTATGCTGAAGAGCAAACCCCCGAAGTATTACCAACTACCCCTGTATGGAAGACTGTTCGTCGTGTGACTGATGGTTTAACTGAAAACGTCACTACAGAAGCATCCAGCAGTGTTGCAGATACCCGCTTCCGTCAAGGGGGTTTTGCAACTGAAGCAGAAATCACAGGTTCTTTAGAAGTTGAATTATCTATTGGCTTGTTTGATGACTTCTGGTCAGCAGTTGCAATGAATAACTGGGCCAGTGATGTTCTTAACTTTGGCGGTAATGTGCGAAAGACATTTACCTTCGTCAAAGTTTTTGAAGATATTAACCAGGTATTTATTTACCGTGGTGTACGCATAAATGAAGCTACGATGTCTATTGCTACTACTGGCAAAATCACAGCTACATTTGGCTTGATGGGCACTCTGTTTGAGCGCACAACTACAAACCCTGTTACTTCACCTTTACCAGTTCCTGAATTAGTCCTTGTTTCAGCGCTTAACGTCGGTGATCTTAAAGTTAATGGTGAAACAGTGGTGGGCACTGCTTGTATGCAGTCTCTTGAACTGACAATTAACAACAATATGGAAGCAATCCGTTGTATTGGCTCTCAGAAGCTCACAGCGACGACTTATCTTGAAAAGATTGTTGATATCACCGTCAACACCCAATACATGTTCTCTGCGCAATCAGCAGCTTATATCGACTTCATTAAGACCCGTGACACCATGCCTTTAGAATTCTCTATTGAAGACGATGCAGGTAATGGATATGCCTTCCAGTTCCCACAATTAGAGGTGGCGGAAGCTAATCACCCTGATGGCGGTGGTGAAGACACTATCACAATCGACATCAACTACAACCATATTCGCGTATCACCGGTTATTACTCGTGTGATTGCACCTGTAACACCTTAATACTGATTTGGCAGCTTAATTGCTGCCTTCTTTTTTGGAGATATAACATGGCTCTTGAAGTCAATATTCAAAGAAATAAAGACGTCAGTTTGTGGCGCGAATATAAAGATACTGAAGGTAATGTACTTGCTGAGTTCAAAATCCGAGGCATTGGATATAAGCCTTATCAAGTAGCTTTAGAACGTGCGAATAACCAAATCGCTGCTAAAGGATTTGATGTTGCTAAAGCTTCACCCGATGACAAACTCTTTCATGAATTACTATTGGAAGCAGTTGCATGCCATTTAATTGAAGACTGGAAAGGAGTGGTTTTTGTTGAGGAAGACCCTGAAGGTGAGTTGGTAAAAACAGAGCCTACATTCAATGGTGAGAATGCATTTAAATTACTTAATATGGGTGATTTAGGCGTTTCAATTTGGTCATTTATCCGTACTGAATCTGAAAAGATCCAATCTGAAGCAAACAAATATCGAGATGATATTGTGGGAAAGTCACAACCCTCTATACCTACGCCAACAAATACGCGGGTCTCACGGACCACGAAAAAAAGCAAAGAGAAGCACTCGGGGTAAAGTTGCCAGCTGCGCCTGACTATTCTTATGTTGCTAATGCCATTCTGACTGCATATAACACCATTGCACGATCTAGACGCTATGAACAAGGTGTTCCTCTGGCGTTAGATATCTCAGCAATTAATGCTTATGTTGAGCAATATGATTTACCGGTTGAACGATATATCTTTAATGACTGTATCTTTACGCTTGACGATATGTTCTTGGATGAGGCGCATAAGAAGGCGACGCAACGAGCGACGAAGACTTAAATGCTGACTTTCGGTACATATCTTAGACTTTGCGACGTGATATAGCGCACTTGATGTTACATAATACGCCTATTCCCTTGACATTCCCGTAAAGATTCCTTATTGACATAAATGTCATTAGTGCGTACCCTTGTTCCTATAGAGACCCTGTTATCAAATGATAAGAGGGTTTTTCTGTCATAAAAATTGTATGTTTTATGACACCCATTAAATATAAGGGCGATAAAAAATGAACAAAGGTATGAAGTACTTTACAGAAGGTCTGCTAGCAGCTTTTGTATTAGCACCTCGTGTCCCAGTACATGCTGTTGAGCCTGCAAAAATGGAAGATCCGCGACCAATTGGTAATGCAGCAAAACATTGGGAAGCAGTCGG